CGTGCTGAAAGAGCAGGCGGGTAAGGCGGCGACCGCGATCAACAAAATCGCAGGCAAAGTCAGCCCGTCACTGGCCAACATCGTGCCCACCGGCGCGCTGGGCGCAGACGCGACCCCGGCCGCCGAAGCGGTAAAACCGTTCCCGCATCTGCTGATCATGCAACCGCTCAAGCCCGGATCGACACCGTTCTACTTCAACCTGGACACCGCCGCCTTCGACGAACTCAAGCGCTCCAGCGAATACCGCTGGGCTTCACAAGAGCGCCTGAACCGTCGCCCGGCGCAGCAAGCCGTGGGCATGGGCGAAGAACGCATCACCCTCACGGGTGCGATTTTTGGCGGGTTCAAAGGCGGCATCAAACAACTCGACACCCTGCGCAGCATCGGCGCCCAACTTCAACCGCTGGGCCTGACCACCGGCTACGGCGACGTGCTGGGCAACTGGTGTTTGAAAAACATCGAAGAAGAACAAAGCGCCCTGCTGCAAGGCGGCATCCCGCGTAAACAGGGCTTTACCTTGGAGTTTGTGCGCTATGGCGACGACCTGCAGAACGGCTAGCGGCGACGTACTCGACACCATTTGCCAGAACTACTACGGCCACCTCAATGGCACGGTAGAAGCCGTGCTCGATGCCAACCAAGGGCTGGCCGAACAGGTTCAGCCGTTCAAGGCTGGGCTAGTGATTCACCTGCCGGATTTGCCCGCGCCGAGTGATGAAGTGGTGATGCTCTGGAATTAACCGCGTTTCGTTACGCGTAACGCTCAACCACTCGGCCCGCCATCGCGCGGGCTTTCTATTGTTCGGAATTCACCTAATGACCCCGACCTTTCGCATCGTCGCAGACGGCGCCGACATCACCGCGCTGATAAACGACCGCCTTCTGTTGCTGCGCACCACTGATAAACCCGGGATGGAGTCCGACGACTTTGAACTTCGCATCGATGACCGTGATAGCGCCGTGTCATTGCCAAGTCGTGGAGCGAGTATCGAAGTATTCCTCGGCTACAGCGGCACCGCATTAACCCGCCTCGGACGCTACACCGTGGACGAGGTCGAGTTGTCCGGCCCGCCCGATACGCTGGTGATCCGGGGCAAAGCCAGCGACATGCGTGGCAGCGGCAAGACCACGCGCAGCGGCAGTTGGGAAGGGGTGAGCCTGGCCAGCATCGTCAAGGACGTGGCGGCACGCAACGGCTGGTCGCCGGTGTGCCCGGTCGACACGGTAGTGCCGCGTGCTGACCAGCTCAGCGAATCCGACTTCAACTTCATCACCCGACTTTCCAAGCAGTTCGACTGCACCGCTAAAGTGGCGGACGGCAAGCTGCTGGTGATGCAGCGCCAAGGTGGACAAAGCGCGAGTGGTACAGCGCTGGGCACCATCACCCTGACACGTAGCGACGTCAGCCGGTGGCAGTTCCGGCTGGGTGATCGCAGTGCCCACAAGGCGGTCAGCACCAAGCATCAGGACAAGAAAACCGGCAAGTTGGCCATCGTCACCTTGGACAACGACGAAGCCCCGGACGGTCTACCGCCCGTTCACACAGACCGCCACATTTACCCCAACAAATCCGCCGCCGAGCAGGCCGCCAAAGCGCGGCTGGCCGCGTTCAACCGCTCGACCGCCGCAGTACGTCTGGAAATGCCCGGTCGTACTGACCTGTTTGCTGAACGCACCATCAATGCCCAAGGCTTCAAGGTCGGGCTCGATGGCGAGTACCTGGTGGACTCGGTGGAGCAGGTGTTCACCCAAAGCGGCTGGAGCACCACTGTCGAATGCAATGGCGGCAAGAAAGGCAAAGCCAAGGCCAAAGGCAAGAAGCCCAAAGCCCCGTTAAAAGTCGTGCAACTACAAGCTGATTAATCCCACACCAACCCGCCTTGTGCGGGTTTTTCATTAGGGCGTACCTATGTCGATCACCCAGCAGCAACTCCTGCAGATCCTCCCCAACGCTGGCCAATCATCCGGTGTTTTTGTACCGGTCCTGAACACTGCGATGGTTCGCTTCCAGATCATCGGGACGAAGCGCGTCGCAGCCTTCATCGCCCAGATCGGCCACGAGTCCGGCCAGTTTCGCTACGTGCGCGAATTGGGCAGCGATCAGTACCTGAGCAAATACGACACCGGCTCACTCGCCAAGCGCTTGGGCAACACGCCTGAGGCGGACGGCGACGGACAGAAGTATCGCGGCCGTGGCCTGATCCAAATCACCGGCCGCGCCAACTACACCACATGTGGCGAAGCGCTGGCCCTTGATCTGGTCAACCATCCAGAGCTGCTGGAAAAGCCGCAGCATGCCTGCATGTCAGCAGCGTGGTTTTGGGCGAGCAGAGGGCTCAACACCTTGGCCGATGCGGGTCAGTTCGACACCATTACCCGGCGCATCAACGGCGGTCACAACGGTGCGGCGGAACGTCAGGCGCTGTACGTGCGGGCTTTAAAGGTGTTGGCGTGACTCCGTGGCGCTGGGTTGGCCTTGTCGCAGTGGTGGCCATTGCTTGTTTTTCCACATGGAAAGTGGACGCTTGGCGTTACGGCAAACAGCTCGCCGATCTGAATGCGGCGCATCGATTGGCGCTCGCAGATATAGCAACTGCTGCCACCGAGGCGAGCGAGAAAGCCCGGCAGGATGAATGGAACCGACAACGAACTATTGACCAGGTGCGCGCTGATGCAATTCACCAAAAACAGAAAGACGATGCTCTTGCTGCTGAGCAGCGCGCTGACAATGACAGCCTGCGCGACCAAACCCGTCAGCTACTTGCCGACAAGTCCGTCCTCAATGCCCGCCTTGCCCAGCGAGGCAAGACAATCAACGACCTTGTCGATCTGCTCGCCGAGCTGCGATCAGAAGCTGATGGATATGCGGGAGAATTGGCGGCAGCGCTTGCAGCAAGTCGTCGGGCCGGATTTTCCTGCGAGCGATCCTACGATGCCCTGACTGCATACTCCCGCTGAACGGGCCTTTATTCGACAGTGGTTACCTGATACAAATGCTGTTTATTTATACAGTTTAAATATGACTCAGCTTATATCTGACCCGCTAGCCGAATGGAAGGCTGCCATCAGGATGCCAACTGACCTGATTACCGATCCTGATGAAGGCTTGAGGAGGCTGGTAGCCTTGGCAAGACTGGCTCATGCACGCCGACAGGTTGACGCGGGAGAGCTATCGGACATGCTTGAAATTTCTGATGCTGCCAGATTATGGGCTTTGGTTGAGTGGGAAGAGGCATATCTCATTGGGCTGTTTCTGGATGAGGCTGAGGTCAACGGCGACAGGCTGCCCCTTTTCAAGTCCAGGCCCCCAGGATAGGGGGAGTCGAGAAAATGGTTTACTGATCCGGCTGGGAATGATCGATCTACGCGTCATGTCCCTCCTTATATATAGAAGGCTCGATCGTATGCGAGGATTAGCGTTGGATTGGCCCTGCTACGGCAGGGTTTCTATGCAGAGCCTATTTTGTGTAACAATACCAACACGTTAGGGTGCTCGTGGAGAGTTCCCAGCAAGCGCATTTTAGTACAGCGGTTAGTACATTGGTTTTTCGGTTTGTATCGCAGGCCTTGTACGGTAAGGGCTTCAGGCTTTGATTTGATTCCCTCCGTCCGCACCAAACATGGTTTCGCACAGTCTCGCTGACTTTCGCGAAACCCTTGAAATAACCCGCCTTGAGCGGGTTTTTTCTTTTGTGGCGTTTCGCTTTCTTTCGCCACCTTCCCAACATTTTTAGTACATTAGCCAGTCCATCGGTAATTCGAGCACTATGGTGATGTACTAATGCCCCTCACTGACACCGCTGTCAGGCAAGCCAAGCCCCGTGACAAAGACTTTACGCTGAGTGATCTCGACGGCCTTTCGCTGTTCGTGGCTGCCAACGGCAAGAAGTCCTGGCACTTTCGATTTAGCTGGCACGGCAAACAACCGCGCATCTCTCTTGGCACATATCCCGAAATTACCCTCCGTGAAGCCCGTGAACTCCGGGATCAGGCGCGTGCGCTCGTTGCAAAAGGCATTGATCCGCGGCTAGAGCGCAAGCAGGCCCGACGCGCTGCTGGTGCCGAGGTCGAGAACACCTTCGAAGTTGTGGCCAACAAATGGTACGACTTCAAGTCTCCGCGCCTGGTGGCTGCTGTGAAGGGTGGCGCGGCGCAATCGCGTAGGTATTTGGACAAAGACCTGATACCGATGCTGGGCAAAATCCCCATCGGCCAAATCAAGCGTGCCGATGTACTAGCGGCAGTACATCGCGTTGAAAAGCGTGGCGCGCTGAATGTGGCTGAGAAGTGCCGCACCTGGCTGAATCAGATTTTTCGCTACGCCATAGCGCAGGGCCTGATCGAGACCAACCCTGCGGCAGATATCGATATTGTTGCCGCCGTGCAGCCGCCAGCGAAACACAACCCTTTCCTGAAACGCTCGGAACTCAAACCGTTCCTGCTGGACCTGCGCAATTTCAAAGGTTCGGTATTCACTATGCATGCGATCCGGCTATTGCTGCTGACAGGCGTTCGGACGGGTGAGCTGAGAGCGGCAACGCCAGATCAGTTCGATCTGGACGCCGCGCTGTGGACAGTGCCGGCTGACAACGTTAAGCAGTTGCGCAGCCGGGTTAGAACAGAGGGGGATGTAATACCGCCGTATCTGGTGCCACTGTCGCGGCA